CCTCCTAATGTTCCTATACTTGCTGCTGCAATAGTAAATGAATCATTTTCAGTATTTGTTCTAAATGAATGTTCATCATCCACTGAAGCTGTATAGGTATAAGTTGAAGCACTTAAGTTTTCTTTTGCTTGTAGTAACCAGCTGTTACCTGATTGAATAGCATTTAACTGACTTCCTGTCCCTTCAAAAGTAACACCGGCATAGTCAATAGTATCTCCTTCTGTATCACTAAATGTTAAAGTGACAAGTGTTGAACCAGAACGGGCTAAGTTAGTATTTTGATTTCCAGTAGTATCTGTAAATGTGATATCTGGTGCAGCATTTTGAGTTACTATGACTGAGAAGGTAGCTGCTGTTTCTGTCAAGAAACTATTACTTGCTGTTATTGAACCAGTTAGTACTGTTCCAGCTAAGTCTCCAGAACCGGATAGGTTTCTGTTTAGTCGTAGATTACCTGAACTATTAACAGAAAAGTCAGCAGTTGGCTCTACATACCATGTTACTGCTTGATTAGAGTTAAAGTCAGCTATAGTTCCGCTAAATCCGTTTGTAGAGTCGTAAACATTATCTCCTGCTAAAGCAGATTCTATTGCATAAAACTGCTGCACTCCTGTTAATGAAGGAGCTACGTCGTCTGCGATAGGAATGGTTATAAGAGCCGAACTTGATGTTTCGTTATAAGCATCTCTTACAAAAGCTCTATAGATATACGTATCGATTAAGTCTGAGTTTAAGTAAACTCCGGTTTTTCTTGTTACTTCTCCAGTAGAAGAGTTTATTTGAAATGCATTTTCATGAGGATCAGTTAGTTGAGAAGAACCTCCATAAGATCCAGTAGGAACTGGTGTACTATTTACAGATAAACTGTGTAAAACAAATCTATTAAATGTTACTGTATCACCTTCATTGTCAGCAGTACCGGTTACTGTACCGGCAGATGCTCCATTACCACTATTTTCATTAACTCCAGTTAAGGTTTGTGGATTGATAGTAGGTTGTAAGTTGTCTGTTACGGTAACTCCAACAAATATTGTTGAAATAGAACCTGTATCTTGAGCTGCTTCATAATGTTCATCAGAAGCTGTTATACTCATACTGTATGCAGTAATGTTTTCGTAATCTAACGATGCAGTAGTTTGATAAATACGTACATAGTTAGAATGTAATGACATAGAGAAGTGTCCATTAGCATCAGAACCTGTTCTAATAGTAATAGCGTCGCTTTCTCCGTCGGTAAAGTAGATTTTAGTTACTTCCCCCGATGTGGCATTTTCATTTCTATTTGCATTAAAAGAAGAAATAATAGAACCCACATTACTTGTTTGTCTAAATACGGGTGCAGTGTTTTGCAACACTGTTATGTAGATAGTATCTGTTCTTTCTGCTCCAAATACATCAGTTACTGTTACTTCTACTTCGTGGGCAAATGTACCATCTCCTCTATCTACAGTGTTAAATGTACCATAAGTAGGAATAACATTGAGTGTTACTGTTCCGTCAGAAGCTATTCTAACTAAATCGTCTGTATATGCTGAAGATGTGTTAAAAGTAAATGAATCGTTTTGGGTATCTGAACCTGTTAACTGTAAAACTACTGATCCTGAATCGTTAAACTCTCCTACGTTAAAGTAAGCACTAGCAGTAAAAGAAAATTGAGGTGCAGTATTGGTGAAAAATACTTTTTCTAAAAATTCTTGTACACTTCCTGAAGTTCCTGCATTAAATGATGCACTAAACATAGTACCCATATAAGGGTTGGTAACTATTCTATTACCGTCAAATGTTCCTCCAAAGCTAAAGTCTGCTGCTGCTGCTGATGCAGAAATATAGGTAGGGCTTATGTAAGATGCACTATCTGCCTGTATTGCATGAGAAGAAGATAGTTCGTAAGTTATCTCATGTGATGCTGATACAGCGTAAGATGCTGTTACTGCACTTAAAGCGTAGGAAGATGTTACAGAAGTAAGTGCATAAGAAGCTGTTGCAGAAAAAGAAGAACTAATAGAGGATGTTATAAATCCTAAATCTTCTATTTGCTGGGATGATGATATTGTTCCTGTTAAAGATCCTGTAAGATATCCAAGTTCGCTGATTTGAGCAGAAGAAGATATTGTTCCTTCAGGAGATCCTGTGATAAAGCCAAGCTCTTCTATTTGAGTTGAAGAAGATATAGTACCGGCAGGGGGTGGTCCACCGAATCCTAATATAACCGCTGATTCGGAGGTTAGATATCCAGAAGCACTAATTTGTGCTGATGATGATATTACATTATCGCCGGTTACTGTTAAATAGGAACTAGTTGCAGCGATTAAGTTATTGATTAAAGAAGTATGTGAACCGGTTATAGTTTCTATACTACTTAATCTTGTGTTTAATGATGAAGTATAGGAATAAAATTCACTTTCATGAGATGCTGTCCAAGCATTAATAGATGCTGAATGGAAGTTTAATGGTAATAAACTAGCAGATCCAACATTACCTGCTTCTATATTTTCTAACCTTGTAGTTAATGCAACTCCATTAATATATAACTCAGAACCAGAAACATTTAACCCGCCCGAAAATGGTTGGAGTTCTGCCGTTATGCTGCCAGAGTTAAGTATTAACGAACCTGAGAGTTCAGTTGAAAATTTTGTCATCTATCCTTATTAAAATTTTTTTGGAACCTTTGAAACGCAACTCTTACTTATAAATATGGTATTACTACTAAAGCTTATTAACTGTTTCCGATGTAATTTTTATGTTAGTCTTTGAGTATACCTTCTTAGAATTAACTAACTGTGCATTGTAGGTATCGGTTACTATATGTCCTAGTAGGTTTATTTGAAATTCCGTCTTCACTATTCTGTCGCTACCTTGTACTATTTCAGCAGATGTGGTATAAGTATCTATCATTGCTCTAAAACGAAATGTAGATGGGTTTCCCCAGTATGAATCTGAGGCAAAGTTGATTCCTTCTACTATTTTGTTGTTTTGTTCAACGTAATCCGTATATATAATACAAGAGTATACTATATTTACGTAATCTGGTATGGCTACTGCGTACAGTTCTTTTTGTTCTGCTCTATTATTAAGTATTCCAAATCTATCATACACGTTTTTTTTAGAAAACTTCTTTTCAAAGATGCCGAAATTGTGTGGGTTATTAGCATCTAACTTGTTTCCAAGATTTCTGTTCTTTTCTATACTATCTCTCCTAAAGACTATTAATGGAGCTTGCATTTTACCGTTTTTATCACGGTAATATCCGTCTTTTTGCATAGCTGCCCACCTTTCAGGTGAACCATATACAACAGGAACGTTAATTACTTTACCGTTTTGAGAGACTTGGGGCTTTAATACTTCGTTAAAGTAGTAAAATATAGCGGTATCAATATCTTTTATACCTACATTATACGTTTCTACGTTATCTCCAAGCATAGATACCTGATTCCCACGGTTAGTTGATTGATCTAACTCACTTTTTGGGTTAATCTCAGTATTAGTCTCAGGATTAGTATATGTTGTTATACTATTCTGTGATAATTGCTCTTGAGATAGTGGGGTTAGTGGAGTTTCTGCCATTTTATCTTACTTCTGTTATACCTACCTTGTCTGCTCTTGTTAAATGACAGTCTACTAATATAGAAATAGTAGAACCGTAGCCAGATCCATAAGAAGTAAGGTTGTATTGATTATCTCTACCTAGAAACAACTGATTTTCACGTACAGTATCTACTTCGTAGAAGTCATTATGCCATTGTACTATATCTCCAACCTCTGGAACTACAGATGTATCTGCTAAATCCTGTCTCAGAAAAGCAAAAGTAGCTTCTCTACCTAAATCGGGTCCAAATTCTTGTATATCTATGACTTGATCACCTCTAGTAATTAGACAGTTAAGTTTAACTGCATTCCAGAATGATTTCTGCAGTGCTTCACCATATAAGTTAACGTCTGTATCTTCTAAACTGAGTTTATGGTATAATACCTCCTGTTCTACTATATCTTTTAGTAGTTCCCGGTTAATATTTACCAGTAAATCGAAGTCTCTGTTAGATCCAAATAGCATATTAGTATTCTCCTGGTCGTTTCATACGTTCTACTGAGTTAGATGCTACTTTTAATGAGTTTACTTCAGTATATTTACTCATAGCATTCTTTTTTAACGCTTCAAACGCCTCAGACGGTGGTTTTTGTGTTATTAACTTTACCTTAAACGTATATCTCTTAGCATTTTCATCAGAACCTGCAATAGTACAAGTAGTTACCCCTGGAAGTGCACGAATTAAGTCAGCTAATACAGAAGGACTAGTATCTCTACTGATTACCTGTATCATAGCACGATAAGGTGTGTAAGTTGCTTCGTCTAGTATAATTTTAGATAACTTCATTAGCCAATATATATTGTCATAGGTACATCCCCTAATGTTTTCTTAAGATTTTCACTTTCATTAGCCTTCCTTTCAAGTTGAGCTTGTCTAGAAGTTTGATCTAACATTTCTTTTAATTGAGTAAGAAGTGATTCTTTTTCCGTTCTAGCATCTGTTAGTAAGTCTGCTTGATTTAAGGTAGCTTCTGAACCTGGTACCGGTACTACTTGGTACTTTCCTCTTATATATGCTAGTAATTCTTTAGCTAGAGCTAATGTATATCTGAAAATCCACTGTCTTCCTACACTGTTTATGTGATTATATGTAGGGTTACTGTAAGGAACTTCTGCTACATTAGTAATAAGTTCAGCTCCATCAAGTAAACTAGCTGCTTTCTTATCATTGACCTTATAATATTCAAATCTTAGATTATAATTTGATTTAGGAACTGGGAATATCTTTATTCTGTTGTTTACTACTTCAAAAGAGTAAGAAGATCTTCTAATCTGATCATTAAATTCAATAGCCTGTACCTTTAGAATATCAAAAGAAGCAGGCATTAATAGGAAGTTTACACCTGGGCTGTAAGATCCAAAGTCAAAAGCATCCATTAATGATTGAATACCTGTTCCAGTACCGGCATATGGGTCGAAATAACGTAGTATAGCAGGTGGTGCTTCATAAAACACTCTTCTGATTTCAATGCTTCCATCAATACCTTCAGCTGTAGCCCATGCATCTAAGTTATAATCTTGAATAGATTTAGTAACTGCTAAAGAACCAGTGTACCTTGTTACAAACCCTCCAACTTCGGCTTCGGTACCGTAGTTTTTAGATATATTTACTACTCTATCTAATGAAGGGTTAATAATTTTCTTATTTGCTGTACTTCCTGTTGAGGAGCCTTCAAGGTTTAGGTAATTTTCTCTAATTTTATATTGAAACACTTCATTACCGTATGTAGATACAGCTTCTTCGAAACAAGCGAAGAAATTACCATCTTGAAGTTCAACATCCATGAGGGGAAATCCAAGACGAGTACCGCAGAACTTTGCTACTTTAACAGCATCAGTTTGAAAGTCGGTATCACTATCGTAAAATCCAAAAGGAGTAGAGCTGCCTGAGGTAAATGTTGCAGACCCATCCCATATTGTTACATTAGCCATTTAATACGGTTTTATAATAAATAGTAACAAAAAAAAGAGGCCCGAAGGCCTCTCTTAATTATAATTCTAAGTAATTCTTAGATCTGAGCTAAGTCAGTAATAAAGATTTTACCATAGAATTCAGGTCTGATCATCTTCTTAGCATAACGAGTCATTAAACCTTTTCTAGGAGTGAAGGTTTCTGGATCGTATACTAGAGGAGTCATCATTAATGGTACATAAGGAGCATAAACTGCACCAGTTTCAAGGAATTGTGAACCTCTAAATCCTAATAACATAATGTTCTCAGTCATATAAGGGTTTTTGTATACTTTGAAACGGTTAGCCAAAGATCCTACTCTTTGAACTCCCATGTTGAATTCTGCCTGATCGCCATCTGTAGCAGCAGCATATCCTGGGATAGATTCAAGGATTGTTGCAACTGTTGGAGAAGTTACGATAAAGTTAGCACCACCACGTAGAGTTTTTTGGTGAATCTTGTTAGATACTTTTTGTACTTTAGTACCTAAAGTTTGGAACCACTGACCTTGAGTGTTGTAGAAATCAGAAGTTGAAGTAGTCCAAGCTGAACCATTCCATACTTTGTTGTTTTCTGCTGACCACTTGTCAGTAGTTTTAGCTTCAAGGATAAGCATATCTAAAATCTCTAGGTCAATTTCCATAGAGATATACTCAGAAAGAAGTGAAGTTAATTCTGCTTCAGCATCGATTGAGTGATATGCGTTAAGATCTTGGGCGAACTCTGGAGTCCACTGAGCTTTTAACTTTCTAGTCTTAGCAACGATAGCCTCGCTAGCAAGTTTAACGTCGATCTCAGGAATAGAGATAGAAGTATCTACAGCTCTTGATGAATCTGCTTCATAGTCCCCACGGTCGTTATCTACTGGTTGTTTGTGGTAGATAACAGTTGGAGTAATTGCTGTTGCACCAGCTGAAAGATCTGCTGTTGCTACTACGAATTTTACTACGTTACCAGATACAGAAGTATATTGAGGTTTAGTAATATCTACAGAAGCAGATAAAAGTCTAAATGCTCTTGCTCCAAGAAAATCAGCGTTATCTGAATTAGCAAAAGTTACTGATACGGTAGCGTGGCTTCCAGTAAGTGCAGGATCGTATCCTACATCTGCTAAAGCTGCAGAACCAGTGTTAGTGCTTCCAGCAGTTTTTGATGCAGAATTAATTGAATATCCAAACTGACCGGCGCCATAAAGACCACCTTCTACGTCAGTGTCAATAGCCATTTTGCTGTTAGCAGTTGATACGTTACCGTACATGTTATCGTCATCAGTACGTCCGTTTCTTGTATCTCCGTATTTGAAGTCAAGATAGAATACTAGACCTGAAGGTAAGTTCATTGGTTGAACAGATACGAAATCTTGAGCAACGATTTGAGCGAATACCTTACGTACTAGAGGAAGAGCTACTCCAGCCCACTGCTCACCAGCACCGGCTGTAAAGGAACCTCCACCTACGTTTGTAGAGTTAGCTTCTGCTACGATTTGCTTAGCTTGGTTTTCAAGGATCATCGCCATGTTGTTTTTGTAGCGATCATCTGTGATACCTTCTAATAAACCGGAAGCAGACCACTTGTCAGCTAAACGAGCTGCATCAGCCTGAAGGCTTTTGTAGTTGTTTGAGCTTTCTAATAATTGATTAATTTCCATGATTTAATTTAAAATAAGATTATTTAATAATTCCAGCTAATTTTTGCATTCTACGAACAGCATCACTAACTTCGTTAATTACTTCTGGTTTACTAGCTGTAGTACCAGTAGCTTTAGATGCCATTCCTTTTACTTTTGATTCTGAAACTTGTTCTTTTTTACTAGTAACAACATTTTCAGAAACTGTTTCAAATACTAATTTAACTTCTTTTACTGTTTCGGCTTTGTCGAAAGCAGCAATAATGTTAACTTTTTGTGATTCAGTAAGGTTATTTGCCTTAAAGATTTTATTCACATATAAAAGTTTAGAGTTGAGAAGGTTTGTTTCGTGAAGATCTTGTTTAAGTTGCTCAATAGTATCTAAAGCTTCTTTTAACTCTTCTTCACTTACAACACGGTTAATGTTAGTACCCTGAGCTTGAGAATCAGCAGTATCTTGAACTTCAGTTGAGTTAGCAGTTGATACTTCCTCTACTTTCTCTTCGTCTTTATCTTCACCTTCAGCTACTGTAGCTTCTAGTTCAGCAAGAAGTTCGTCAAGATCAATTTCTTCTTCTTCTCCAGGTACTTCCATATCGTCAGCGGGTTCTTCGAGGGGAGCTTCATCGCCCATACCTTCGATGTCACCACCGTCCATGTCGTCCATTCCTAATTCTTCTTCTCCGCCGCCGCCAATTTCTTGAGCTACGATGTCACGAATCATGTCTTTAAACTGATCAACAGTTATATTTCCAATTTCTTCGTCACCTTCTACGGCTTCTTCTTCCTCGCCTTCTAAATCGTCAGCGGGTTCTTCGATTTCGGCTTCTGCTTCGTCCTCTGATTCTTCAGAGTCATCCTCGGCTTCTTCCTCGTCATCAGCTTCTACTACTTCTGGAGCAGCTGTAAGATCTTCCTCAATTGCTTCGTCTTTTTTGTCTTTGTCCATTCCTTCTTCTACTTCATCTTCTTCGACTTCGTTTACTACTTCTTCTACTTCTTCGGATTTGTCTTCCATTTCTTGTAGTTTAGCAGCTAACATGTCTTTTAGATGAGGAGTTAAAGTCTCTTCTAAAGCTTCTTTAGCGTTTGCAATAGCGGCTTCACGTACAGATTTTGCTTCAGCAATAGCTTGCTTGAATAAATCTTTGTTTGCCATTTTTAAAAAAAATTTGTGATTTGTACGGTTATTAGGAACCGTAATAGGTAGGTTAATATTTTTTAGATATTGATATCTGTCAATATATTCTTATATAAATATATACCAAAATAAAAAACCCGACAAAAAGCCGGGTCTTGAGTGTAGCGGTGTTAGATAATTAAGAATCTAATAAATCCTTAATTTCTTTTTTAAATGCTTCTTCTTTGGTTAATTTAGTAGTTTCTTCAACTCCTTCTTCAAACCCAGTATTTCTCTGTCTATGTCTTTTTGCGTCTCCTGCTGCTCTAGCGACGTTTTGGAAAGATGCCCACATTTTACAGACTTTCTTTTCCCCATTGCCTTCTTTCTCGCAGTAGCTATCTAAGCTTAGAGCACCTTTTACTACTCCAGCCATACCTGCCATAACTCCTAAACCGGCTGCAACAGCGTCTGGGTTTTGAGCAATAAGGTCCATAATTTGAGCCTCATTTACTTCTTCCTCTTCTAGAGTTTCTTCATTTTTCTTTCTTTTACCATGAGAATGTTCTTCAATAGATTTGATAGAAAGCTCATTTACAGGAATATCTTTTACAATTCCTCCGTTTTTAAAGAATACATCATAATGTGTAACTTCATGTTTTCCTTCAGCGTTTTCTACTAAAGTATGTTGACCTTCAATACAAACCCCATACCCGTATGTTTCGTGGACTACGTGTGCAGCACAATCATGCTCAAAGCCAGGTGCTGATTCGTTTTTAGTTTCTTTACCTTCTGAAATAAATTTTCTAAGGTCAAATTTAGTATATCTACTCATGATTTAAATTTTCTATGTTTATATATAAATATGTGTTAGGCTCTTAATATGTCGTTAATAATTGAATCTAGATTGGAATATTTAGAAACTCTTACTTTACCTTCTTGTAAAGATACTGGGTTCATAAATGCTCCATGTGTAGAAGGATTAGATACAAAATCCCAACATACTAATTCAAAGTCGTCTTGAACTTCTAAAGTTCCTTCGTTTGTTTGTTGAACTGAACCGGTCCCTCTAGATGAGATTCCAATTGTATGTCCTGCTTTAATAATCTCTTTAACGATGTTACCTGCAGGGGTATTAAGTAGTTCTACACGTCCCATAAGGTCGTCTCCCTTCCACCATAACTCTTTTACTATGTGAGAGGCGTTCTTTAGAGAGACAACAGGAGACTCTGGATGATCAAGTTCTCCGAATGCATTACCGTTCTTTACAAATTCGTCTGTGTATCTTTTAGTTTCTCTTTCAAGAATAGGTTTAGCATATACTCTACCGTTTTGATTTTGAGCGGATGCTCTTTGCATTACACCTTCTACTTCAAAGACTCCAGGTTTTGTTTTGGACTCTCTGATGGTAGGTCTAAATGGCGTAATGTCTACTAATAATTCTGCCATATCTTAGAAGTTTGGTGTAAATACTGTATCTTTTGGCTCTTCAATAATTTCAGTTTCACCTAATGGTCTTTCACCTGAATTATGAGCATCAACGTCTGCTTGAGTAATTGTTCTAACTTTAGGTAAATTTATTTTACTAAAGAAAGATCCTTTTTTGATTACTTTACTAAGGTCTTGTCTAAAAGCTGATTCAAGGCCAGGAGCAATGAATCCTCCGATCTTTAATCCTTCTTCGTTTTCAAACCCTGAGGTTTTTTCAAAAACGTTTTTAATCTTATCGGCCATCTTATCGTAGAAAGTTTCAATTTCTGTTACGATATTTTCTAATTCATTTACTACTGGTTTAACACCTGGGAATGTTTCATATGATTCAGCCCAATCGGCTAACTTTACAGTAGCAGCTTCGTTAATAACGTCTTCGTTTAAAGTCTTTTTAATAATGGACTTGATAGCTTCTTTTAACTGTTTTTCTTGTTCTTTATTTTTTTCTTTAGCTATATCGTAAGTAGATTTTTTACCAGCTAGTCTATCTTGAGTATGAGCTCTTTGTATTCTTTTCATTGTATAGCTTTCATCTTTACCCATTGCTTTTTTAATGGCTTTGTCTTTAGCAGCCATATAATCATCTCCATCGATGTCTCCATCTCCGTCATGATCTTTTCCTTTAGCTTCAGTTCTACCTGCAAGCTGGTTGCGTTGCTCTCTTTCGAAGTCAGCATCAGTATTAAGTTCTACTTCTTCCTCTTCTCCTTCTCTAAAATCAGAAGCAGTTTCGTAGTTAGCGTAAATATATTCTTCAAACTCTCCTTCAATATCAGCTCCATCTAATAGATCTTGATAGTGTGTTTTGATAAAGTCTTTGACTACACCGGCAGTAATTTCTGGGTATTTAGTTCTTAAAGCTCCTACTACTTTTCCTAATAGATTCTTTTTAGCGTCTTCAGACATCTTAGAAGTTTCTTTATCTATAGCTTTTTCAGTATCTTCTGGTGATCTACCCATTTCTTTCTCCCACTCCTCATCATCGATATACATATTTTCTTTTAACGTAGCTTTTTTCATATCGTTAAAAGTATCCTTATCGGCTGCTCCTCTCTTAACTTCTTTTTCTTTGTCGTGTTTATCTACTTTATTAGATTCACCGGCCATTAAGTTAAGGTAGTGGTTGGCATCTTTTTCAAGATTATCTTTTGCTTTTTTCTCAGCTTGTTTAAACTCTTCTCCTTTTACAGTTTGAGCAGCCATGTCAATACCCATTGTTTGTAACTCGATTCTAATACCTCTATCAAGAGCGTCAAGTGAATAAGTTAGGGCTGGTCTATCGTCGTAAACTTTCATATTAGAGAATGCTTTTTTAGGAGCTTCAAATAGTAATTGACGGTTTTTAAGGATCTGTACTGTAGAGTCAAATCCATCGTATTGAGAGATGTACATAGGGTATGTTTGTCTCATCTGACGAACAAACTCCTTCTTTGCCATCTTACCTTCGTTGACGGCTTTATATTTTTCTGTTGCAGTTACTTGTCTCATAAGTAATCAAATCCTTTAGTATGTGATGGCCTTTTTGGCCTTTCTTGCTGCTTCCAGCCAAGTTTTGTTAATGTCTTTTTTGCTCGTTTACCTCTACCGAATGCCTTTGGTGTAGCATATTGAGCTCCGTCACCAGGAGTAAAAGAAGCACCGCCTACATTAGTAACGTTAGCTTCATCTAACTCTTGTATTACTTCCCTTACTAATGAAATTAGCTCTGATCTTTTCATTACAGAGATTTTAATTCATTTACTAAGTCGTAATATTGCAATAGGTTTACTAAATGACTGTCGTTAATTCTATCTTTATTTGATAACGGTTTAATAGATTTAGCGACTTCTTCTAGTTTAATTTTTACTACTTCATCTTTTACTTTAGCTGATAAATTTCTAACTGCTGAGGCAATTTTATTAATTTCTTCGTTAACTAAAGTACGAAGTCGTGATTGTGAATTGACTGAAGTAATAAATTCTTTCAAAATATTTTTTTGCTCAGGAAGTAAGTTTTTATACTTATTGTTAAACTTCTCTAAAAGAATTTTAAAAGTTAAAAGTTTTAAATCTTTATCATATTTAGAATACTCTTCAATTAAAGTATCTTTTACATCCTCCTCCTTTTGAGGTTCTGATGTAAGGTGTTCTAGTATAGTAGTTTTATTTTCAACTAAAGTTTGAGGATCAACTAATAGATCGTTATTTTGAGCTTCTAATAAACAGTATAAGGCAGCAAGAGGTTTATAGTCTTTTACTTGCATACCAAAAAACTCATTAACATCGTAATGTTTTTTAATCTCAGAAATTAATTCGTACTTTTGAGTTCGTAATGTTTTTTGATCTAATTTTCTAGATACTTCTGTAATAGTAGAAACGATAGCTTCTGCTTTAGATTGGCTAACGTTCTTATTTTTAACTATAAATTCGTAAAGCCTATACTCTTTTGATAGAGAAGACTTAGATCCGTAGAATTGTTTAAGTATTGGAATAGCGGCTGAGTCTTTATTATTTAAAGTATCAGCAGCAATTTGCTTTACTAGCAATTCAAAAATGAGACCTGTATTACGAAATTTTGAGTGTTTTATCTTCATTATACACGTTTACTATATATAAATATGTATTAGTTACCTAAATCTTTAATGTTGTCTTCGTTAAGAAGATTAGACTCTGATTTAGATTCTTTTTTAAATACAATACTTTTTAATGCGTCTTTAGTCTTATGGTAAACGGCTTGAGTTGTAAGGTGCTCCATTACGTTATCATTATCTGATGGATATCCTCCGTGCATACCGTGGACACCTAGTGGATCACGTCCTCCTACTGGGTTTTGATTAGTTCCGTATACAGATGCCTTATCTCTCGGTCTACCGCCTTCTGGACCGGATTCATCCCATTTAGGTTCCATTTCTGAGTATCCTTGTGGTACTTCTCCAGGCTCTCCGCCTTTAGGGGTTGAAGTAGCTCTTCTACCATACATAGAAGCTAAATCGTGAGGAGTACCGTATGTCATTCCAGACTTAGCCGGATCGTTTCCTTCATTTTCTATCTGAGCTAATCTAAACATAGCTTTGCTGTCTTCTCTAACTAAATCTCTTTCTTGAATGTATTGATCTTCGGACATATCAAATATTTTCTCATATATGTAATCTGATGAGAACATTTTGGTGTCCTTCATTTGAGAAGCTAAATCAATTTTCTCCTTAAGAAGTGCTACTTTTTCTTGTTCAAAAATAATAGAAGGTGTAGTAAGTCTAATTTCAAAGTTAGTTAAAGACTCACCGGTAAAACCTTGCGTGTATAAATGAACTAGAGCTATTTTAGTTAGCTCTGATTCCATTATTTTCTGTACTCGTTCTACTGTTCTTGCAAAACGAATATCTTCTGCAGCCAGTGTTGCTTTCCCGTTTAGATCTCCTTCAAATCCAAAATACGCTTTTGGTATTTTAAGAGCAGCAAACATTTTAGCCTGTAGGTACTGTACGTCAGTTACTCCATCATATTCTAAACCTTTTGTAGTTTCGATTCTTGTAGAAGTATCTCCTCCACGAACTGGAAGGTAAAAATCTTCCATCATATTCTGAAGGTTAAAACGTAAGTTATATTGACCATCATCTCCTACATAAGGAGTCTTCTTCATTTGATTGATAGTCTTTTGCATAAATTGTTCTACCTCGTTGGGTGGAACGTTTCCTACGTTAATGTAGAACATTCTCTTTTCTGGAGCTCTCATGATTCTATGAATCAGCATTGCATCCTCCATTAAAGTAACTTGCTTAAAAATCTTTCTTGCAGGCTCTAAATAAGAACGTCCGTAAGGTAGGTAATTTGTATCTGAGATTAATCTAAAGTGTGCAATCTCGTAATTATCAAACTCAACAACTCTTTGATCCCCTTTTCTTTTCGGTAAGTAGTTAGGGTGTTGAGAAGAAGCTAATCCATCAGGGTCTAGTTTAAATGAAACTTTAGAAGGATTTTCTGGGTCTGTTCCTTCCTCTCTAATCATATGATATACCGTATAGGGTAGAACATTGTAAACTCCGAACTTCTCTGCTATTTCTAGCTTTAGGAAAAAGTCTCCGTATTTACACATGTTTCTTGTCCAAGACCATAAATTAAACTCAATGTTCAGTACATCATAGAATAAGTTATAGAGTACTCGTTGAATATTCTCATCAGATGATTTTATTGCTAGTATTTCATTTTGATCATTTTTAACCGTAGCTTCATCAGCTATAATATCTAACGCAGAAGCTATAATAGGATCGGTATCCATTGCTTCATAGTCAGAATATAATTGGATTCTTAATGTTTGGTAATTAAGATTCGGATTAAAGATATTTTTATTATTGTAAATATACAAACGACTAAACCTGTCTATAAGTGAATTAGTTTGATATCTACCGGTAGTCTGTATTTGATTAATATCTGCTACTTTAAGCTCATCTCCTCCTACGTTTCTGATTACTATATCAGAAGCGAAAAGACGTTTCAGCCTACCAAAAATTGAAGTGTCCGCCATTACGGTTAAATTTATTTATAAATAGATCTATTTTAACAACCATCTGATGTCTTCGTCACCATATGCTGTCTTAGTAAGATAAGGATTTTCTCTCTGACTACCAACTGATTGCATGATTGCTTTATTTTGAGAATTTAAATTAGTAAATGAAGAAAGTTGAGCTCTGGCTAAGTCCATACCTTGTTGCCTTAATCTCAAAGCGGTATCCCTAACGTATAGAGCTGTCGCACATGAAATTATAAGGTCGTCATTATATCTATCTTGAGCTTGAGCTTTACCGTTTTTCCAGATAAATACTCTCATCTCAGCCATTAATCTTTTTGATTGGATTGTAACTGAATGGTCTCTGATGTATTCAATCATTTTAGCTATTACTAAAGGTCTAGTTCTAGCTGACATAGTGAATCCAGGTACTAGTTTATCTCTTTCAAATTTGTGCATATACGATTCTACAGATTCCATATTATTAGTAGAACTGTAATACATATTTCTATACTCTCTTTCAAGTATCTGTTCTATTGTAGCCCAGCCTATATTTGCATTCTCACACACGAGTAATGCATCATTATATTCTGATGCTATTCCTACAAGTACATTACCAAATTCCTTTGGTGAAAGTTTACCTTTATATTCTCCTACCTGTACTGCATTTTCTATATCAAATATATGAAAAGCTGAGTAGTCAGTTGAATCACCTCTAGCAACGTCAGCTACAACCATATAAGATTTAGAATAATCTACTCCTTCCCATATCCATAAATTACCGTCAACACCTCTTCTTTCAAGAGGATCTCTTTGATAGGTTTCTTCATAGAAAGTCATATCATCAGTTTCGAATACAGTATCTCCAGAACTTAAGAAGTCACAGTCACATTCCTGACCGGCCATTTTAGGACCTAAATCTCTATCTTGTTGATCTCTCCACTCTTGACCACGTTCGGGATGAACTGACCAAGGTAGTCTAATAGGTAAAAAAGAGTTCTCTCCTGATTCTGCTTTTTCCCATGTTTGATGGAACCAGTTACCGATACCGTTAGGAGTAGACAGTGCCATACATTGTCCACCGGTAGCTAACGTTTGTTGAGCTGCAGTAAAGGTTTCGTCTACGTTTTCAATAAAGGCCGCCTCATCCATTAGTAATAACGATACCGCTTCCGAACGTGCAGCATCTGGTGATGATGATTTAGCTTGTATTTTAGAGCCGTTTTTTAGACGTAAAGATAATTTGTTCTTTTCAACCGCTGGTAGTTTTAACCACTTAGGTAACTCTTCATACATGAATGTTACTTTGGTTACAAGGTTACGAGCAGTAGCTTGAGTAGTTGCCAGAGCAAGTACGTTTTTATCTTTATGAAATAACATTAACCATAGACTATATGCTGCAGCAAGAGTTGATATACCAAGCTGTCTTGATTTAAGAGTAATAAGGTATTGGTTATCTCTAAATAAATGTAATACTTTTTCTTGAAAAGGATAGAGAGCAAATAATATACGACCACGAGTAGGGTGCTGTATATGGCAATACTTTTTCATAAAGTACGCCGGATCTTTAGCACACTTGATGTACTCTTGTGCTATTATTTTTTTTATATCTTGTGCCATAACTATCCTATTGGATCTATTTTTTCAATTTCTAAAGTACCTTGAATGTTACCATTATTTCTTGCACTTATCTGAACTGAGTAAGGTTTACCTTGTTTTAAAACGTTAAAAAGTATTCTTAATCCACCGTATTCTTCAGAATCTACTATATTAATATCAGTATATTCACCATCGTTATTATATAAAACTATATTAGTACCTCTCGGAAACGATTCTATTTTAGCTGACTGTCCTGATGATTGTCCTATAAGTTTAAAAAATCCAGGATTTACTGAGGTTAATGACATTGCAAATCCTGCTAGAGCTACTACGGCGTCATCTACTTTATTTGATGGAAACTTTCTAAATAAAAATTCTACAGCTTTTAAAGCTGCATACTTACCTCTAAGTTTATCTAAATTAAAATTATCTAAATTTTGATTATCTAATTTGTAAACAACGTTTTCTGCAGATCCTACTAATCCACTTACTTTTTTTCTTAATCTTTCTATTCCTTTTTTATACTTATCTTCGTCGTATTCTTTTTCGTCATTAGATAAGTTATAATCAGTTTTTACTTTAGAATATTTTGCAAGTAATCCTTTGGCTTTTCCGCCTTGAGCTTTTTCTTGTTTTAAGGAGATTGCGACTAAAGGTTCATCAGATGCTCCCCATTCTTGGTTAAATAATTGGTTTAATACTTCTATATTATCTATAGAAGCTATATCTGGTAAGGTTCCTAATTTTACATATAAATCTCCAGGACACCATTTATCTGCATCCATTCCGGTTAAAACTCTAGCTTTACTTCTTATTTCATTGAATACCCCTGAACGAATTATATTGCCTTCTGGATAAGTATTTTTAATACTTAATGCGCTTGATAAAGGTTGATTTATAAACTTTACGTGTGCGTTTTTAGGTTCTAAGGCAGATAAATATTTTAAAACTTTTTGAGAGCTACTAGAATCTTCTCCAGGTATACCTGCATTAGCTATACTTTTTAAATTTTCTGCTCTCTTTAAAATATTTTCAGTAGTAAATGGAGAAGTAATATCGCTAACATAAAATAAAGATACAAGTCCTTCTTTTACATCAGTATCAGCACTGTCTTCAGATGCTGTGCCTTTAACAACTATTTTATATTCTTTACCTTTAAATGTTAATTCAGCAGAACCTACTGATGATCCTGTTTTTACTTTTCTGTAATCGGTAATTTCATTTTCTTTTTGAGATAGTTTTTCTAACTCTTTAAATATTTCCCCCCTAAGAGATGTAGAAGATGCTCCTCTAGAAGGAACTTCGGAAAATTGAAGTCTTATATTAGTTGAACCGGTTCCTGTAATGTCTCCGTATCCTTTTATATTAGATTTTATAAGATTTACTAAATCTTTATTTTCTTTTACTAGAGGTATAAAACCAAATATGGATTCAAACAAAGCTATATCCTCTTGACTATTAATGTCAGGGTATCCTTTTCTGGTTCTATATGACCATTCGAGTATGGCTTTGTCTATAAGGTTCACTATCTAAATACTAGTTGTTAACCAACTTTTTGCATTAGAGCATGAGTATCAGATTCTTGTTCAAAGTAGGAAATTTTATATTCATATCCTTCTGCAGAGAAGCCTAGCACGTTATCAAATTCATAATTATCTTCACGACCATCTTTAATAGCTTCCGCTCTTAGTCGGTTAAACATATTTAATGCTTCTTGTGCTGATATTATTCCTTTGTTTTCTTGTCCTCCGTGACCTCCGTCCATAAAGAGAACTAGTACAGGTTTACTCATATCAATACCGGCATCTTTGAAAGCAGTTTCTACATCAAGTTTGCTAACATCCACGATGTCGTTTCTTTCTACTAACATTCTACTATTAGTAGTAAGTTTATTCTCTACTAAGAATTTTTTAAGATCAAAATTATTTTTCATGTCTATTATTATAATTATTATGCTTCTGGTTCTGCTCCGTCTTCGAAATCTATCGGCTCATCGGTTAAGTCTTCTCCTCCACCTTCTTCACCGCCTGAATCAGCTCCACCTAAATCTTCGCCGCCTTCAGCGCCTCCTTCTTCTCCAGGGAAGTCTCCTCCACCGCCGCCACCGCCTCCGGTGTCTGTATCAAATTCTCCTCCTTCTTCTCCGGCTCCTTTCATTGGAGACTCTCTATAAAGAATAGCTAGTTTGTCTATGGCCTGCTGATAATCGGCAATATTAGAAAGTAAGTATCTTTTACCTAATATTTGAGCTTCAAAAGTCTTACCTGTCCATTTTAAGATATAATCTTGACCGTTTTTAAGGTTTACTCTAAATGAAGTTGGTCTTGGTGAAATCCAATCTATAGTATCTACAAACTCTTTGAAGTCTTCAGTTTGAAGTTTAATTATAGCTTGTCTTAAAGTTGGAAACTTAGCTAGTATAGTATCTGTAGCGTCTTCTAATACTGTTTCTTCTCCAGCATCTGGATCTGGGTCTTCTTCTGGTGTTGTATCTTCTTCTTCGACTTCGTCTAAAAGTGATTCGTTTAGCTCTGAAGGAATATTAGTATCTAATATTTCTACTTGTTCTCCTTCTAAATCATCTAAAACACCTTGGTGGTATTTATTTGCAGGAAAATATAAAATAACTCCGTTAGGGTCATCATTTATATCATAATTGATACCATGAATATCTTGTAATATAACTTGAGCTTTATTTTGAGAAGCAGCATCTTTAGGAATTTTTATATAATAAGTTCCTTCTGGTGCTTCATTGAGCTCAGATATTACTTCAGCGTATGCTTCTAATATAAGATTATTTAGATCCGTTCTTTTCATCTGCAAATTTTTGAGCTTCTGGTTTTGTTTTGAAGCCTTTAATTCTTTTATCATTTTCTCCATCAGCAGATGTTTTCCAAACTGCCCAAGGAGTGTTTTTAGCCGAGCAAGGACGAACTACATATTTACCTTCTTTGGCTTCTTGCATTTGACGTGAAGGTCCTGGTCCAAATTCAATATCAATTCCTACCTCTTGTGTAAACTGCTCTAAAAACTCATGAATATCGTTTCCAAAGTAATGACGAGCCATAAACTCAGTTACTTCGATAACTTCTGCCTGCTCATCACCAGTAGCGTCCATTGCTCTGGTTTTTATAAGCTCTATAATATCGTCTGCTCCTCCAGCTCTTTCGTTTATGTTAGGATCTAATTCTTGTCCTGCTCCGATTCCTCCTACTGCTTGATCTAATTGAGCTTCTAATTCTCTTTTACGAGCAGTATGTTGTTTTAAAGCAGCTACTATTTTAGCTTTTGCTTCTCCTTCAGCAGTTTTATAATGCTGTGCAAGTTGTTTCATTTTACCAACTAAAGCATCGTATTCTTTTTTAATCTTATTAGCAGAAGCTTCTTTTAAATTTTCGTCTAAAAACTCTATAATAGCCTCTAATGCATCTACTGCAGATGTTCCTGGTTGTTCATCTATTAAAGCGATAGCATCTTTAGCTATCTGCATAACTTTGTCTGCTTCTTCTTGATTAGAATAAAATTGATGATCTCTTTCTTGATCTTCTTCCATTTCATCTTCTCTTTTACCAAAAGTTTTATGAACTAATGTATCTAATTTTTTATGAAATTTAGTTTCATCTTCTTTCGATGCTCCATCTTTACTTTCTAATGCTAATTGATCTAATGCAGGTTGTTTTTCTTCTGCTTCTAAGTAATGTTGTGCAGCAGACATATATTCTCTGGCTAAGATTACTTTCTTTTGCCACCATTGAGGAAAATCTACTTCTCCGTCATGCTGATCGTATTTGTTTAACTGCTTATAAAGTTTTGCAGCATAAGTAGCTATATCGTATATATCTTTTTTAAGCATGTTTGGCTCGTCATCTTGATGACCTACGTCAAGATCTCCTCCGTCTGTATCAACATCTGTGCCTTCCTGAGCGTCTTGCTGAGCTTTTACCCAATCGTCAGAATTATACATTCTATCTATTGCTGGTATATCCTCATCTGATTCTTCACCTTCCATCTTATTAGCATTTTGCATTAACGCATATATTTTCGCAATAGTTTCTTGATCTTTAGGAGTTAATCTTTCCATTCTTTTTCTTTCTAAGTCTTCTGGATCGCCGGGTTTCATTTCTTTCACTTCTTGACCATCGGATGATTTTATTTTATCTATATCGTCAGCGTCTTTTAAAGCATCTACTTCGTCGTCTCCTAACGATAGAGCAGCTGTTTTACCTGATTTAGGAGTTACAAGATAAGTTTTTTCTTGTGCTTCATTAAGAAGTTTATATAAGGATTCCTTGAGAAGTTTTAATTTTTGAGTTTTTTCGGTAATATCTCTACCTGTATATTGTCCGTCTTTTATTTTTTCTAATGTAAGTTCACATTTAGTAAGACGGTCTTTTATCTCTTGATAGGTCATTTGCAAATGTTTTATATACGTATATAAATAAATAGTATCTATTCTTCTTCTAATATGTAATCATGAAGAACTCTAACTTTAGCAGGAATATTTAAAAATAAACAGCAGTAAAATCTAGTCCTTCCATCTATAATATAAAGTTTTTTTTTAATTTCTAAAAATAATATTGGATGATAACTACTATCCTCTACTGATTGAAGTAATTCTTCTATGCTATATCCTCTGCTTATATCTCTAGGATGAGTCTCATCTCTTTCTTTTAGTAGGTTAATAAACTTATTAGTATTTTTTTCTCTAAGAATACGTAGTAAAAGCGTCTTACAGTATTTGGAATTAGTTAAATTAAGAACTTCTTGGTATTTAGATATATTAAAAAAACTAGGGGGAGTGCTTTTTAAAATATTTAAAACATACTCTTTATTTAACTTTGAAGTAAATTCTTTTACATCAGGGTGCCATTGATTAAATAAATTTTCTACATCAATAACACTATAAAACTCTTTATTTATTTTTACCACCTTTCATATTGGCGCACCAATGGTACATTTTTCCTTTCTCACCGCCATACTTCTTAGCCTTAGCTCGTAGGTCGGTTACAGATCCTTTACATGAGGCTCCTGATTTTTTAACTCTACCGGGTCTAGATTTACCTTTTACTTTACCGTCGGCGTAGTTTTCGTTTTTAGAAAATACAGTAGGATCACCTTTTATTTCACCGTGGTTAAATCTAAGCTCAGATTCTATCCCCAACACTCCTAATTTTGCTCCTAAACGTTCTTCCGTTTTACTATCTCCTTTAAGTCTAGCGTTATAGTATTTAATGTATTCTAATGCTTCTTCTTTGGTAATTTCTTTTTCGTTTTCATATTCACCTTCTTCATTTGTGTAAATGTAAAAAGTTCCATGAACATCTCCTGAAAAGATCATTCGTATTTGATCACTATCTAGATTACGTTTACCGTCAATAACACTAAGTACAGTAATGTACTTATCTATAGTAGCTTCTTCTCGAAGTACTTCTCTGACTAAATATTTTAACTCTGATAGTTTCATTTAACCTTAATGCAAACGTCTTTACCGTTTTTAGTACCAGCATAACGATATCCTTTCCAGCAAGCTTTACCGTCCACACCTTTTTTCTTTTCTGTTACCTGTACTACTTCTCGTACTAAAGATATGAGTTCTGATTTTTTCATAATTAACTTGAGTGCATCATTAACATTCTAATAATAATACCTGCCATAATACCAAAAATAATCCAAAGAGCTCTAGTTACACCTGCTTTCCAATTTTCAATTTCTTTAATTTTAGCCATTTGCTCATCAAATTCTTTTTGATTTGATTGCATTTGCTGTCTAAACTCAGTATTTTTATTAGTATTAACAATTACTCCATTCTCTGGGTTTAGTAGGGTGTATTTCATATCTGAAAGATCCACTTTCATATCTTGCATATCTTTTTGCATTTGTTTCAACTCGCCATTTGGCATGTGAGTCTTTATATGCTTTATTTCAGATAGTAGTGTGTCTAGTACTTCCTTCTGGGTCATAGTAAAATATATTATTCTTATAAATAGACTATAGGTATTCTTTTAAGTGCCCTAAATATATCTTCAGATTTTCTATAACTCTTTTTTTAATATTATTGTTAGATTTCCAATCTTCAACTACACCGTCTTCTGTAACAAAAGTAGATTCTGCAGTTACAAAGTCTTCTACCCACTGTTCTATATCTGATGCAAAAGCTTTTATATTACCAGACATCATTCTTTTTTCATATTGTTTATACAGTCCGGCTTTTTTAAGATCGGCTTCCATCATTACCGTACAGGGGTCAAAACAAAAGCCATGAATTTTATACATTTTTTTAGCTAACCAATGTTTCATTGGTCCACCACACTTTGGACAAGTTAATGGAGTTCTAACTGCTTTCTTAGCAGCATCGAGTTTAGTAATGTTTTGTTTTATACCGTTTTTAATAGTCCAAGTCTTACCAGATTCTTCCCATATGTCTCCTTCTTTATACTTTATAGAAGTCTTTTGATATCCTACTTGTGATTTAGTTTTAGCAGTAAAATCTTTATTTACTAAATTTCTTACTCTCTGGACGTCTGATTGTTTAAATTCTTTTTTGAGAAGTGATTCACTCATAACCTAACTCTTGTAATTTTTGTATAACATGATTAACATCTCCGTCTTTACACCTGATAGCTATCCCACCTTTTGATGCCCATTCATTGATGTTTGATTTTTTATCGTCTATTAATATAGAATTTTCATTTGCATATCTCTGCTTGTCCTTGGAGTAAGCAAATATAACTTTTGGTTTTGGATTTAATTGATTTTTAACCCATAAATTTTTTCCTAATCTCGAAGTATTATCTCTTGATGGAGAAGTTAAAAGATCTGGTTGATAAGGCTTAATAAAATCCCATAATTGTTTACCTTGAGGCATCCAGTCCATTCCTACCCAAAATCTAACTCCTATTTCAGTATCTATAAGATGCCAAAATGCTGCAGTACCTTTTTCTTTTTCGTATTCTTGAGGATTCATACCAGTAAAGTGATCAAACCTCTTCTCGAAGTCTGTCAACACTCCATCCATATCGCAATATATCTTATATGGAGGTTTTGGCTTTTCCTCTCTTAGAGGGTATCCTTCTTTTAATAAATCTTTAAGTGATTCCATAACCGTTTTTTGTTTTATCTTCCCAATTGCGGAAGGTTATATTACCTACTAAGTAGGCTTCTTTTTCAAGCTCTAAAAGAGCGTCTGATTCATTAGTGTTAGATGTTTGTACTTCTCCTAACCTACCTTCAAGATTCTGAATATGATGAACCATTTCATGTGTAAATGATCTCATAACATCTTTAGGGTGCCTTCCTTGTGTGTATAGCACTATTGTATTTTCGTTAGGATCATAGTAAGCTGTTTTACCAAAGAATTGTTCTGATTCAGCTAAGTCTTTTCTAATTTTAACTTCAGGTAAAGGTTGTATGTTCATACCTTCGTCTAACATATACTCTAAAATAGAAGCCATGTAAGGGGTATAATCAAATGTACCCTTAGTTGATTGATTTTCTAAACCTACCCGTATATGATCTTCTTCGAATGTTACCTTTACTCCTGGTGATTCAATTTGGTTTCGAATTCTGTTATATAAAGTTACTAACTTTGCTCTATCTTCAGATCTTATTATCGAGTGAGGAGCAATAGGTGCACCAGAACTATTTTCTTTAATATCTTCTTTAAACCATGTGTCAAAAAGACCATCTATCTTATCTTTCATTACTTCAGATATAATACTCTTTTTTAACATGTTTACTATCTTTAATATTTCTTCTCTTTTTAACTCTTTAGGAAAAAAGTCTTTTACTTGATCTAAGTTTCCTGATAGTAGAGCTTTTCTAAAATCAGTAGCTCTTGTTCCTCCTTCGTTACTACCTATAATTAAACCTTCTACATTAGGCCTGTTTTTAAATGTAGATATACGTCTAAGGTCTCCTAAATCTTCTTTACTTCGTATTCCTGTTACTGCGTAAAAATGCTCGTCAGAATTAGACTTAGCATATTCTTTTGCAGCCATCATAGGATTTTTTTCTCCTATAATTACTTCTACGCCTGGTAGATACTTACTATAAATATCCCAAACGGCTTTTGATTCTTTAGCCGTTATACCGTTACGAATACCTCCTCCTATAAAAACTACTACCTTTCTTATTGGTTCTACTACAGTATCATCTTCTCTAAGAGCGTCTACACCTATTTCCTTATAGTTGGATAGGTTATAAACTTTGCCTTTATGAGAACCATTTAAAAGTCTTTTTACAACTTCAAAATGTCCTCTATGAGGTGGTTTATATGCTCCTGGATAAAGTGCTGTAGCCATTATGAAAGAAAGTTCTGTATTTTTTGATTTATCTGAGCAGGTGTTGAGTGTTTTAACTTTTCTTGAAAAACTGGGCTAAATATTAGTTCGGAAATATTATCTAATATGTCTTTGTTTCTCTCTGCAGCATTTTCTTTTGACCTACGGTGAGATTTAAGTTTATTTTTCATTTTATCATCTCCAGGACCTACACCGTTTTTTCTATACCAGTCAGTAAAGTACTTTTTGAGCTCTCTATCTTCACTGTAGTCCTCTACATCATAATCTATATCCTTAACTGCTTTGTAAAATTCCTGTTCCTCTTGATCAGACATTTCATAGGGCTGTCTAAAAGAAGAACCTTCTATACCTTCTTTTTCATTAAGTCTTTCTAAGTAATCTGATATGCCTGCGGCTCCATTTTTAGCAGCAGTATTAAATTCCTGTATATACTTATTAAACTCCCCTCCTCTATCGTTTACAAAGATTGAAAGATTTCCTTTTAACATTTTGTTATAATCGTCTATTAGATTATAAACATTACGCCAGGTTTGAAAAACAGCTGAGCCAGGAATTTGTCTTTTGCGTCTGGCATTTGAAAGATAGGCTATAATTGGATGAGTATAAACCATCACCATATAGATGTCATATCCTTTTTTAAGGATTTCATCTATTTTAGAAGAGTTAGATGCAGTAGTATCCCAAACAAATGATTCTTTATTGCTTGACAGGTCTTCTGCTTCCTTGTTGGCTGCTGCGACCCCTGGGCTGAGTTTGTTGTATGCTGGGTGATTCGGATCCTCTACGTATTTGTCTGGGTTGACCAGGGGTAGAGATCCGAGTTCGAGTTGGTTGAGAAGGTATGACTTCCCTGCTCCAGCTCCTCCCGCCATTACTACGAGTTTGGGTTTGTTGCGGCCTTCT